ATGAGGATGTGCTGTAAATGAAAGCTCTGTTCGATAGCGACATCTTCGCTTATCGGGCAGCATCTGCATGTGAGGACGAAGACGAGGCAACGGCACAGCGAACACTGGATCGTTTAATCGTTGATGTTCTCATGTGTGGTGTTGATAACATCTATCCTGATTGCTTCGTGGATAGTTGGAGTATGCACCTAACAGGTAAGAACAACTTCCGATATAAGATAGCAACCACTGTGCCTTACAAAGGGAACAGGGTGGACAAGCCTAAGCCAAAGCATCTAGCTTTTCTCAGGGACTATCTTGTTAAGGAATGGGGTGCTTCTATATCTGAAGGTGAAGAAGCTGATGACACCATTGCCATTGAAGCTACAAAGCTTGGTGACAATTGTGTCATTGTTTCTTTAGACAAAGACTTAGATCAGATTGTTGGTTGGCATTACAACTTCGTAAAGCACTTAGGCTATTACATTAAACCAGAGGAAGCTCTGGTCAAACTGTACACGCAGATGCTGACGGGTGATGCTGCTGATAACATCAAAGGATTATTCCGTGTTGGTCCAGTGAAAGCAGCCAAGATAATTGGGGACACAACAGATGAACTTGAGCTATACAACAAAGTGTTGGAAGCTTACGAGGGTGATGCTGAGCGTGTGTTAGAGAATGCTCAGCTTCTTTTTTTACGCAGATACGAAGGACAGATATGGACTCCTCCACAAGCTTAAGACCAAACGACATTGCACTAATCCTGCGTCCTACTATCGTAGATGGTGTGTATCAAAAACACTTTCAGGTGTTAGTCAGTGGCTTTGGACCACTCACTATCAGTGAAGATGATGTAAATAATTTAATTGGTATGGCTACTATATTGGCAGCAACTGTACAGTATATGGAAGAAGATGAGCAGCTTGCTAACAAGCTTGTTGAGTATTGCGGTAAGATGTTTGGTGATGTTGGTGACTTCTTTTACAATGCAGACCATGACAGCTTTGGTGATGGCAACTTCACCATTGACACTAAGACAGTGGGAGGTATGCAATGAATGTAGATGACACATTGATACAACGTGGTGTTAGGTATGGCAACTACAAAGAAGATGTCTCTAGGGTTTCACAAGCTTTGAAAGAAGTTGTTAGGTCAGGTGCTGAGTGGAAAGAGATGGATGATGATATGAAGGAAAGCCTTGATCTCATCTGTAACAAAATCTCTCGCATTGTTAATGGTGATCCTTGGTATCATGACTCATGGCATGACATCATTGGCTATGCTAGGTTGGTAGAAGAACGACTGGAACGATTATGATATCTGTTGACATTCATCTGAAGGTATTCTTTAAGCCTAAAGACCTACCCAATGTCTACCTAAATGAAGAAGTGCTGAGTGAAGCCATCACTGAAAACTTAACTGCTTCGTTGGAACGAATGGATGCTAAAGATGTTGTCTTTCGTTTCGTAGATATTGAAGGACTAGAATGAAAGTTAATTCTGTAACCATCAGGGAGGCAAGTAATGGCTATGTTGTTGAGCATGTGGCTGAGTCCGACTATGATAAATTCATTTCTGAGTTTATTGCTTTGGATGTTGACGAAGCACTGGCGATAGCCAGAGATCTATTTGTGCATTACGATGCTGCTGACATGTCGCATCTAGTAGATACACCAATTGGTAGATAATAAAAAAAGGAATGGTGGTGAATGGACTGACGCTAGGTTCAGAAGCTTTGTCACCTCTGCACTGAGAGCTGCATCTAGGCGTTGGCCTCCTAAGTTCAAGGCTCTTAAAGAAGCCTTCGTTGGTAGGAAGACTAACAAGAAGACTGGCAAGCTGGCAATGCATTACAAATGTGCCAAGTGTAAGAAACACTTTGTTGCTACTGATGTACAGGTAGACCATATCTTTCCAGTAGTAGATCCTAAGACAGGCTTTGTTAGTTGGGACTTGTTCATTGATCGTATCTTTTGTGAGATAGAGAATCTACAGGTGATGTGTAAGCCTTGTCATAAAGTGAAGACAGAGGAAGAGAAGCTAGAAAGGAAAAAGAAATGAGCAATCTTAATAAGCATGCGTTGATGGAGTTTCGTGCTGCTGGTTGGACCGATGATGATGGCAACTACAAAGATGAAATGCAGGAAGCTATATGCAAACATGTATTAGACCTGTTATTAGTATTCAGTAATGAAGGACATAGTGGAAGTTCTGCGCCTTATGCTGTGGATCTATTTAAAAAGCTAGCTATGTTTGAACCAGTTGTCCCTTTAACTGGTGAAGACTGGGAATGGCATGAGGCTAGCGAAGGTGTCTTTCAAAACAAACGATGCAGTCATGTGTTCAAACAAGCTGATAGATTCAATGGACAAGCGTATGACATTGAAGGTATTATTTTTTATGACTGGTACACTGACAAAGAAACTGGTGAGAAATACAAAAGTTACTATGGGTGCAGTGATAGTTTTGTTCCCGTCACGTTCCCTTATACACCCAATAAAGAATATAAAGAAAGGATTGACAAATGAATGTTGAAATGTTAGAAGAACATGATGATGGTAGTGCCACCTATACATTTGATTTAAATTGGGAAGAGCGTAACCTCCTACTCAATCTCGGTATAATTACAGCACTTAAGAATGGCGTTAACGAAGGAGCTAAATATGTCAGTAACACTGATCTGGGCTACACCAAATGCGGAACACCTGATAGCGTACATGGCGAGGGTGAGCAACCCAGAGAATCAGGACAACCCTGACACAGCACCTAAGCTGCTGAAGTATTTGATGGACAACAAACACTGGAGTCCATTTGAGATGGTGAATGTGTGCATGGAAATAGAAACCACCCGTGACATTGCCCGTCAAATCCTACGACACCGAAGCTTTAGCTTCCAAGAATTCTCACAACGCTATGCCATTTCCTCACGCTATGAAACCAGTGAGGTGAGGCTACAGGATAACAAGAACAGACAGAACTCTATAGCCGTTCAGGACCGAGAATTGATGGCGGTATGGGATGAGCTACAGACAGATGTTTTAGTGGCTTCTAGGCGGTCCTATGAGGCTGCATTGAGCCTTGGTATAGCCAAGGAGGTAGCACGAAAGGTGTTGCCCGAAGGACTAACCACTAGTAGAATGTACATGAATGGTACTCTTAGAAGTTGGATGCACTATGTTGATATTCGTTGCGACAAAGCAACACAGAAAGAACATCGTGATGTAGCAGACCAATGTAAGGTAGTGCTAACAAACTTGTTTCCATCTCTATTTGCACCTAGCAAGTAGAAGTCAACTGAGGTATAACTACCTTTCCTTTCGGGAGCTTCGGCTCCCATTTTTTCCACCACAGCAGGAGTATTTTTATGGCAAAGTTTAAGGTCAACATTGACCTGTCTCGGGATAGTTTGTTCGATGAACTAGGCATCCAGAGATTGAGAGAAAGTTATATGAAGGATGAAGAAGTTAGTCCTCAAGAAAGATTTGCTTATGTTTCGGAATCGTTTGCTTCAAATCAGGAACATGCTCAGCGACTGTATGACTACAGCAGCAAGCACTGGCTTAGCTACTCTACACCTATCCTATCTTTTGGTCGCTCTAAGCGTGGCCTCCCTATTAGCTGTTTCCTTAATTACATGGATGATAGTGCAGAAGGCTTGGTCGATAACCTATCAGAAACTAACTGGCTATCCATGTATGGTGGTGGTGTTGGGGTTCATGTTGGTATCCGCAATGGTGACGACAAGTCTACTGGTGTTATGCCCCACCTCAAAATCTATGATGCCAGTTCCTTGGCCTACCGCCAAGGCCGTACAAGACGAGGTAGCTATGCTGCCTACCTAGACATTCACCACCCTGACATCATCCAGTTCTTGGAGATGCGTAAGCCAACAGGTGATCAGAATGTACGCACATTAAACCTGCATCACGGCATCAACATCACTGATGAATTCATGACCATCATTGAGAAGGCCATGAAAGATCCTGACTTTGATGACAGCTTTCAACTTAAGAACCCTGCCAATGGTGAGGTGGTAGAGACTGTGTCTGCTAAGTATTTGTGGCAGAAAATCCTAGACCTTCGCATGCAGACAGGTGAGCCATACTTGGTGTTCATTGACACAGCTAACAAGGCTATGCCTAAGTGGTTGAGTGACAAAGGCTTGAAGATTAATGGCAGCAATCTGTGTACAGAAATCTTCTTACCTACTAACGAGAAACGTACAGCAGTGTGCTGCTTGTCTTCCCTCAACCTAGAATACTACGATGACTGGAAAGATGACAAGCAATTCATTTTGGATGTTATGGAAATGCTAGACAATGTCTTGCAATACTTCATCGACAAAGCACCATCAACAATTGCTAGGGCTAAGTACAGCGCAATGATGGAGCGTAGCATTGGAGTTGGTACTTTAGGCTTCCATGCATTCTTACAAAAGAAAGGTGTAGCCATCGATGGTGTGATGGCTAAGAGTTATAACAATGAAATCTTTAAGCACATTCATTCTTCGTGTCTACTTGCTGACTCTGTCTTGGAGCAGCAGCGTGGTAGTTGTATCGATGCTGGTCACGGCAATATTAATAGAA